CACAACATCAAGTTCGACTTGTCGTGGATACGCGAGTGCAACTTCAAGTACGAGGGACATGTGTATGACACGATGGTTGCTGAGTATATACTTGCCAAAGCCAGACGCTGGCCTCTTAGTCTTGCCGCTGTTGCTGAGAAGTACGGCGGCGTACAAAAAGAAAAAGACCTAATCTCTCCTTACTTCAAGGAAGGTAAAACATTCTTTGACATACCGTGGGATACTATAGTAGAATACGGAATTGCAGATGTAATCGCCACAGAAGAAGTAGCACTAGAACAACTCAAAGCCTTTGGCTCATCGTTTGAGGAACTATTTAATGACCCTAATACCAACACTGAAGTTGTCGCTTGAGATGACAAATGTTCTGGCTCACATCGAGCAGAACGGTATCAAGATAAACAAAACAACCCTAGCTGAGATTCGAGAAGAGTACGAACAAGAACTGTTCCAGCTAGAACGCAGACTAAACGAACTAGCCCAGTATGCTATGGGGGATACCCCCGTTAATCTCGACAGCCCAGATGACAGGTCTATGCTGATGTACTCCTGTAAGGTTGTTGATAAGAAAACGTGGGCTGAGATATTTAACCTTGGTCATGAGGTTCGCGGCGCAACTAAGAAACCCAAGATGCGTAAACGTATGTCCCGCGCAGCTTTCAAGGGAAATGTGTTGCGAGAGACCGATGTGGTATACAAAACTATAGGCTCACAGTGTTCGGACTGTAATGGTAAGGGTAGGTATAACCCCCTGAGAAAGGATGGAAGCGTTGGAAAAGCTGTTAGAATATGCCGAACGTGTTCGGGTAAAGGTGTGGTTTATGAGAGTACGGGTGAGGTTGCAGGTTTTAAGATGGTTCCTCGTGACGTATTTGATGTTGCGGCGGGTGGTTTTAAGACTGACAAAGAGACGCTAGAGGATATGTCACTGTCCTTGCGGGGTGATGCTCGTGAGTTTGCACAGTCATACATACGGTACTCTGCCCTGCGAACCTATCTGCGTTCCTTCGTTGAGGGGATGGAGAATAACATGGACAGCAATGGTTTCATCCACACAGAGTTCATGCAGTGTGTGACAGCGACAGGCCGTTTGTCTTCTCGTAATCCAAACTTTCAGAACATGCCTCGTGGTTCTACCTTTGCTATTCGCAGGGCAGTAGAAAGCAGGTTCGAGGGTGGGCAGATATTAGAAGGTGACTACAGTCAACTAGAGTTCAGGGTTGCTGGATACCTTGCTAACGATGACGGCATCTTGACCGATGTAGAAGCTGGCACAGATGTTCATAGCTACACTGCTAGTGTGATAGGCTGTACAAGACAGGAAGCGAAGGCACACACCTTCAAACCACTTTATGGGGGTGTTAGCGGTACAGATGACCAGCAACGCTACTACAGAGCGTTTAAGGAGAAGTATCGCGGCGTTACCGAATGGCACAAGTCCTTGCAAAAGGATGCAGTGACAAAGAAAGAGATTACCCTACCATCTGGCAGACAGTATGCTTTCCCAGATGCTAGGTGGACTGAGTGGGGTACAGCTACCAATCGAACAGCTATCTGTAACTATCCTGTACAAGGTTTTGCCACTGCAGACCTGTTGCCTATGGCTCTTGTCAAACTGCATCACGACATGAAGGACATGCGGTCTGTTATTTGCAACACAGTACACGATTCGATTGTGATTGATGTGTATCCCGGCGAAGAAGACCAGTGTGTTCAGGTCATGTCCAACGCTATGCTGTGTTTGCCGCAGGAGACAAAACGTAGGTATAACAAAGAGTACAGTATGCCTGTCGGAATAGAATTAAAAATGGGAAAAAACTGGCTTGACTTGGAAGCCGTGTTTGAGGTATAATCCTTTTACGTTCAACTTTAGCCCAATGGAGAATGTCATGGGTAACTTAGAAAACGAATTTGCTGTTAGTATAACTGATGATAATGCTGCTTTACTTGCTGCTCTTGGTCAGGATGGTATATCCGAAGCCAAGCAGTCTGGCCCAACCACTCTTCGTATCAACTACGATGCTGATACCGAAGACGGTCATACCTTGAAGCGTGGTACGTGGAAGGTATGGAATGGTACGGAAAACGTATTTGCTGACTCTGTGATTATTAACCCTATGGTTCGTACCTACGAGTATAGCATTTACGACCAAGAAGAGCAGACGTTTACCTGCCGTTCGATGCAGCGTAAGAAGATGACGGAACCTTTCGAGGATACTGGTGGTCTTAAGTGTGGTAGGCTGACTCGTAAAGAGGAAGAAGGTCTCGATGATGATGACCCTCGCCTGTTACTAAGTAAGTCTGTAACCTGTAACTTGATTGTGTACGGTCAGCTTGATATGGCTGATGCCGTCAACGCTGCAGGGGAGGCCTCTCCTGTAGAGAACCTACCTTTCGTCGGTTACTTTAAACGTTCTGGATTCCGTCCTATGAACGATTTTATCCAGCAGAAGCTAGGTAATAAGATACCGTTACCAACTGCCCTTGTTGAAATAAGGACTAAGCGTATGGCTAACGGCGGGGTAACGTATTGGATTCCGCAACCGTCTTTGGTTAGGGAAGTACCTTTGACTCCAGAGCGTAAGGCTCTTTGCCAGAAGTTTTTCGATACGGTTGCAGCGTCTAATGCCAAGCTGTACTCTGAGCATAAAGAAGCTCGTAAGCAGATTATGCCTGATGAAGATATCGACCTTGCTAATCGGTTAGCGGGATGATAGCCCTTCTGGAAGTACAGGACTTCTTGAAGAAAGCAGGGCGGGGGGAGATTGACTCTTCCCGCTTTGACGACCTGATAGAGCAGTTCGGGGAAGACTGTAAGGACTCCTTGCGAAAACAGTTGTCATCTCGCGGTGGCTAC